ATATACTAATGTAGCGCAGGCATATATTGATACAGAATCAGATAACTCTACTGTAGAGCTATCTGATAGGCAGGAGAGAATTATTCGAAGAACTTTTAATATTAAACTAGAAGCATATATTCCAAATCCTAAGTTTTTAATAACTTCTACCGGAGAAATTGAAGAATTTCATATAGATGCCACAATCTATTAAAAATAATAGCAAAAAAGTTCTACAAATATAGTAAATAAAGAGGAGAAGAGTTATGAAGATCATCACTAATACGAGTTTACAAAGCTGGAGTCTATTTTTCCAGACAGGAAAGGGAGTGCAGTCTTATTATTTAGAGCCTAATCAGACTATTAAAGTTCCTTCTTCATACATTACCGATCATGTTCTTAGGTATCAAGAAAGAAATTTGATTGCCATTAGAAACGCATAATAGGAGAATATAAATGCCAAATTTTGTTAGCCCAGGTGTATATGTCATTGAGAAGGACATATCAGATTATCCCCCAACCATTAATTCATCTGTTGTAGGTATTGTAGGCTTTGCTAGCCGAGGACCTATCGCTGGCCTCAACAATGAGAAGGCAACGTTGATCACTAGTCAACAACAGCTAGTAGATACTTTTGGAGAGCCTAATGAAGGAATCAAAGGTCAAGCTTTAGAGGGTGCCCTTGAAATTCTGGAAGCTACTGACTCTCTGAGGTTTGTAAGGTGTGCTAGTGGTGCAGTAAATGCTTCGGCGGTTGTAAGTATTGCAGGGTGTCCTGCGGTCTGGATAAGTGGAACTGCTGCCAATCCGATCAATGTGGTGGATGGTGGGCTCACCAATACAGGTGGCATGTCCGCTTTAGGTAGTGCCGATACTACTACTTCTGGGGTTAGGTTTGCTATTACAGCATACGATAGTGCTAGGACTAAGATAGTTGATGCTAAAACTTATACCGTCCCAAGTGGAACACTTTCTGTCTCTGAATCGCAGGGAGCGACTACGGCAATAGCTTTGAAGCAGAAGCTTGGAGGGGCTCTAGATGCAGATCGCATTGGAGCTTTTGCAGACAGTAGTAGTGTAAACGCATCTAGTTTCATTGTAGGTCTAGCTGCTGGGAGTGCAGCCACTCTTGAAATTACTATGGAGATTCAGGGGAACGATGATTCAGGCTGGACAGGACTATCAGGGATGCTCCCTGTTAATGCTGATGGATCTATTCTGACCGCCACTGCTGCTACTTCTTCAATAACTGTATCTGGTACTAGTGTTGACAGTGCGACAGTAGGATACTTAGTAAAAAGTCTATGGGCTGGCGCAGGTTATAATGCAGGTACCAAGACAGACGGTAGTACGAGTGGTGTATCCTTCGAAGTAGGGGTAAACGGTGGAGTGAATACTAAAGAAGCAGTAAATAACTTGGGAGTAGCTGCGGAAACCTTTATTGCTGGAACAACTTCTGCTGCATTCTTGGAGGATTTCCTGGGGGTTAACTATGCTGCGAGGACTTCGGATTATGTTACTTCCTATCTTGTAACGGGTACTTATGATGATATAACTCCTACAGCCCTCACTTCTTTTGAGAAACAATTAAAAGATTTAGTGGGTGCTGTGACGGTAACGGGCTATGGATACGGTCCTGCGAGTGCCACCACCGCTGGGGTTAATCCTCTCTTTGTCAAGTTACAGCAGGGAACTTATAATTTGGCAGCAGGTACTAATGGTATTCCTGATTGGGATGCAGGAGTAGCTACTGCTGTGGTAGGTACTGCAACAGCAGGGACTGGAGGAGCAGGTAAGTCTGGAATAGAAGCTCTTGATGATGATGTTCTTAATATTTCCATAGCTCTAGCTCCTGGAACTGGAGTAGGGGATCTACAGACTATTCAAAATGCTTTAATTACCAAAGCTGAAAAAACGAGTAACTTCTTAGCTTTGGTCTCTCCACCTTATGCAGTAGGACCTACAGNAAATGCGATTGATTGGAGCAANGGATTTGCAACTAGTAGAACCGCAGCAATCAATAGTTCTTATGCTGCCATATACTGGCCGTGGTTAAAGGTTTTCCAAGTCTTCGACGCTAAAGATCGTTGGTTAGCTCCTGAGATATACGGGGCACGACAAATGGTTGTAACAGATAATGTTTCGGATCCTTGGTTTGCTCCCGCAGGCTTTGTGAGGGGGAGATTAACTAAGCCAACAGATGTGGAAGTCGTTCTTAATCAAGGGGATAGGGATTCATTATATTCTGGAGGTAATGCTATCAATCCAATAGTGAACTTCGCTCAGAATGGTATTGCCATCTTCGGCCAAAGAACGGCTCAACGCCAGCCGACAGCTTTAGATCGTATTAATGTGAGACGTATGATGATCTATATTAAGAAGGCTATTCTAGCTTCCACACAGCGTCTCGTCTTTGAACCTAATGATTCATTTACTTGGAAGAGGGTGGAAGATCTTCTTAATCCGATGTTAGATGATATTGCTAACCGTAGAGGAATTACACAGTTCAAGGTAATTTGTGATGAAACAACTAACACTCCAGTTAGGATAGATAGAAATGAAATGTGGACCAAGGTACTGATTAAGCCTACGAAAACGGCAGAGATGGTCATCTTTGAGCTTAATTTAACTAATCAGTCTGCACAGTTAGGGAGTTTATAGGAGAGAAAATTAAATGGCTGAAACACAATCAATTTTTCTGACAAATCAGAATAGAGAGGACCTAACAGGGGCGGGGCTTCCTGTTATATCCCAATCACTAGACTCAGTACGTGCTTATCAATTTGAGATTCACTTTACTCAAATTGGTGATGTCGATGGGAGTCCTACCGATCTTACTCTCGCTGCTAAACAAGTGACTACTGCTGGTTTTGCAACAGAGGATATAGAGGTTAATCGTATTAATGATAAGGTTTTCTATCCAGGTAAAGCTAGTCCTGATGAGATTACCGTTACTTTTGATAACCTCAGTCAACAGAAAGTTGCTACCACCTTATGGAAGTGGTTTCAGTCTATCTATAACCCGATGACAGGTAAGATGGCTGATGTTAAGACTAATGCTGGATGGAAGGCTAAACAAGTTTCTATTCTTAACTTAGATCCTAATGGTCAACCGTTGATGGAAACAAAACTTTTCGGTGTGTATCCTAAGAGTTGGAAGACTGCTGAGTTTAATTATGGAACTAATGATTTTCATACAATTGAATTAGTCCTCCGCTACGACTTCATGGATCATGTTAATCGTTAACAACTAAATTAATTTTAAATGAGATAAAATAAGCCCAGCCTGGACTTATCTGGGTTGGGCTTAATCTATAATATAAAAGATGGATTATTATTATGCACTCCTGGAAAGCTATTGTCTTCTAAAGAAAAGGAAGTTTAAATTATCGTTACGAGAACAGGGTGAGAGGGGAAGTCCTGAAAGAGAGAAAGCTGCCCAGGCAGCGATGGCAGCACTTGGTAGTATCCAACCTGGAGCCAAAGACCAAGTAATTCATACCACTTCCAAAGGTAAAAATATTACCGCTTCCCGCAAAGAGGGGGCAGCAGCCCCCGAAGGGGAAGAAGACTCTGAAACAGGAATAGGGAGCGCACCTCCAGCAGAAGATAATACTGTAGTAACCGTAAAAGGCCCAAATTTTAGGGGAACCTTTAGGGGTGCTGGAGAGAACTGGAGTCAGCAAAAGGGTGGTGCCAAAGGTGAATGGATAGATTTTCCTGGTGGACATAATTCTTCTGGAGGAAAATTAGTAAGTGCCTTTATGGAGGGTGAAGAAGATGAGGCGTGGAATCAGGACGTATCTGACAAGACTGACAAGATTGGATTTAATCCACTCTCTCCTATCCCCCCTGAACTTAGCAAAGCTACTGCCAGACTAATAAAATTTATAGGGAATAAAGCAGGAGTAGAAGCAGCATTAGAGGCGGGGGCAGAAGAGGNACAGACAGATGCTGGATTTACTATTACACTAACCCCCAGCGAGAAGACAGGTAAGCCTATAGTTAGAGTTCAAAATGATGAGAATTTGTATCCAGGCTATGAGCCTCTAAAAAATCGAAGAGAAGATCGCGCACTAGTTGACCTGGAAAAGATGGTTGAGACCACTGCAAGGGAGTGTAATGAACTTCTTCCTGAAGATCCTAAGAAGGAAGAATGTTTCAAGAATATTCAGAGAGCACTTGCAGGAGCAACTAAGCTCTTTAATTTTGTGGGAAAATTAAAGAGGGGGGGTTATCCTGAACCAGGACCATCTCCCCGTGTCTTAAGGACAATAGGAAACATGCTTCACATGGATCGTCACGGTGTTCGATTTGGGTCTGAGGAAGGTGGATTATACCTACAACGTCGAAGTGGTACAACGGATGGGACTGATGACCTTTACAAGAATATGGTTGCAACCTACAATGAAGCGGTTGAAAAGAATAATGAGGACTTATGTTCTGGTCTTTCTAAAGAGGACTGGGCAACTAAGTGTAAGGACTATGTTGAGCCGATTGAAGAGCCTGAGCCTGTAGGAAGTGCTCTGCTTGCCAATAGAGGATTAGCATATGAGGCTAATACCGTGCAGGATGATTGGGTAAGAACGTTTCAGGAGTTTGATTGTAAAGGAAAGGAAGGAGGGAAGGCACGGGAATCTGTCAGTGAGGCTGAAGAGGAAGAGGTTGTTGAGGATGATCCCCAGGGTGAATGTAAAGAGTTAATCCTAGCTGGATATGCAGATGATGCATCAAAACCGAAAGCCTGTAGTTGCGTCCGAGAAAGACTAAGAGAGGAAGCTGCTAAAGCTTCCGCTATTAAAGGATCAGGGGAACAATTTATACAAATATTAAAAGAGGGTCTTAGTATAGAGGAGCAAGAATTACTTGCAAGTTTACAAAGTGGGCAAAGCCAGGACATAGTTACAGGTATGGTAGAGTTTTTTACAGATCCCAAAGGGCCGTATGGACTTTCTGAGGAGCGAGCTTGGGCACTTTTAGAGGGGGTAGCTAATAGTGAAGATCCTCTTAAAGGAAGTGCTTTATTTCTTGCAATGCGCCACGGACGTAATGAATGGAGTAAGGACTTACAGATAATAGATTCTTATGTATGTGGTGGAGAGGGTACTTTAAAAGGAAATAAGGGAGATATTTGTAGGGAAGTTACTGAAAAGAGTGGCAAAGCTCTTATTGAGAAATTAAAAAAGGAGGAAACTAAGATAGAAAAAGAACTGGCTGAAGCAGCAAAGTGTGCAGGTAAAGAGGAGTCTATAGGTTTAGACAAAGTGATGAGACCCACAGACATAGAGGGAATTAGCATATTTGACACCGAGCAGAAAATAATTGATGATCTTGAATCTAGTCGAGTAAAGATGGGCGAAGGTAACAATTCAGTGTTTAGAAAATATTGTGAAGAGGGCACTCATGCAGACCGTAGAAAAGCGGAAGCGAAAAAGACGGGAAAGGAAGAAAAAGAGGCGACAGAAAAAGAACAGGCGGAAGATGATTATCTTGAGGCACATAGTAGAAGGTTAGATAACTGCCTTAGCTCAAAATCCACAGGCAAAGGGGCTAAGAAGAAAAATGCTTTCAAAGCTAAATTCAAAAAGAGTTTAAAAGGAAAAACAATTAAAGAAGCTGCATGTGCAGTGCAGAAAAAGATAGATGAAAAATGTAAACCCTTTAATGATGCATTAGATGGTGTTGGCGGCACAGCCCCTGATGGAACAACGCTGACCATAACAGCCAAAGAGGCAGGAGAGCAGAAACTTGAGCAGTGGGCCACAGGAAAGAATAAAAATGGACCTTGTAACAAGGATACCTCCGATCCTAGAAGTGACATATGTGAGAGATACGATGTAGCAAAGGCTGGTTTTGCAAAGATTGCAGCAGGAAAACGGGGGGACATGACCTCTGAGGAAAGAGATGCTTTTAAAAAAATAAAATTGGATAATGAACAAACTGAAATGAGTAAAATCTTAAGTAAGAAGAATCCTCTGGAAGGAGAAGAGCTTGCGTATGCTATGTTTAGGCAATCTCAAGATGGTGGTGCTTTAAATGAGGGTCTTAAGGATGCCCAAGGGGTAAAGGGTGAAGGGGGACAACGTTTAGGTACCATCAACACTCATACTTACGGCACAGCAGCTATGCTCATGACAGGAGAGGCATCCGTTGCTATCTCTGGGAATACTATGACCACAAAGACAAAAGAAGACAATCAAACCCTGACGACTTACTCTATGGAAAGAGGCCAAGGAGTTACAGCGATTAATCCTGAAATAATGGCAGAACAGGAGCGTGGACCCCAGGATGTTTTTAAAGAAGAGGAAGATTTATTTAAATCTTTTCTTCATGGACAACAGAAATTGCTGGAAAAGCTAATCAATCAAACCACATAGAGTCCCAGCACTTAATGAGTTCTTCAAATAAATAAACTCTATAAGTTTTATTTTTGTGTATGTCTATGTATTTAATGGATTCTGTCACTGTAACCTCTTGTGGTATAATAGCTAGTGTTGGTTGCCTGTCTTGTTTAAATATAACCATGGGAATTTTGTTACATTTTTTTGAATCTTTTTCACATTGTTCTATAAATTTCCAGAACTCTGATCTATAATTATATAAACTATACAAATTTAAATTATTGTATCCCTTTTTGCATTCAATACAGTATTTAAATTTTTGTGGGGTTATCAAGTCTCCATAAATTTTTAGGTGATCAGGAAGATTATGTGTCGTAGCGAATGCACCAGAGCCAGGACTTCTCGAAAATTCTGTGGTCTGGAATCTATCATTTAGAAGCTTCGCTATCTGTCTCTCGAAAGTGTTGCCCTTCGTGCGGCTGTTCTTTCGTTTGCCTTTGGTGCGGAGTTGAGATAAATCGTAATCATCTTTCATATTTTATTTTCCTTTGTACTATAATAGTAGGACTAATTATGACGCAGGAGTTACAGTTCGCTTTTCACCCAGAAACCTGGAAAATTAAAGTTCATGAACGGAGTAAAGGAAGAATGAAGTTTCAGTTAAAATTAAATCAAGAAGAGGCAGAGGCTTTTAGGAACTTTGCCAACAGTGTAAAGCCTGAGGAAATTTCCATGGGTGATTTTGTAAGGTCTCTCTTTTTTAATGGAGTGAGAGCACTTGAGCAAGAACTAACTACTAATATGGTCCAACATATGGAGGCTAACCGTGATGAGTATGAAGCGTCAGGCTTCACCTTTGATGCGTCTGGGAAGCTCACGGGAGTGGACGAAGCTACAGCTAGTGGCTCAGTAGATATAGTTAACTGATGTATTACCCAGTCTACCTGAAGTCGGAAAACGAACTCAAGAAAGTTCTAAAAAATCAGCGAAAGTCTAGGAGAGAAATAGGTATTCTTTTTATTTCTCTTTGGGATAAGAGGTCCCAGTCTCTTTTAGAGGACCTCAAGACAGTTGAGAACCGAAGAGGTCTTCCCCTATACGTGGTTGATAGCTTTAAGATGCCTCATGCTTTTGTTATTTTTAGTAGTACTCGACTGCCTCATCTAATTCAATTTACAAAATTGGGGATGGAATCTGAGTTTTATTTATCACGTATATACAATGAGCTAGGACTCTGATGCCCTTTTAGTTCCATGTACTCATTAATCTTTTTTTCGTATTTTTTATTTTTAGTATAAAGAAGCTTTAGATTATTAACAATTACTGTAGTAAAGTAATTAAATGCAGACCCTTTAGAGGGTTGGAAGTTCTTGAGTGTTTTGAGAATTAATAAGAAACATTCTTGTTTTGCGTCTTCCTTATCTATATTAAATTTGAAGCTCTCAATTATATTACTGATGAGTAAATCAAATAGTCCCATCAACTCGTCTTCATACTCCCTAGGAGTTTGCAGATAGAGGGGGATAATCTCTTCAAATCTTTTGTTATCTATGTAGTACACTTTTTTACCCATATCCTATAATAGAACATGCGCGAGTTAAAAAACATCTATCAAGGGCTTAAGCCTAGCTGTTCTAATCCCTTATGTGACGGTTGTACAATTTTAGAGGAAAGTAAACCCGAACATGCGATCATGGATTATGAATCTTTAGAAGAAGGGGTAGTACTTTTTCTATCAGATTCTTTGCGGTCTAAGTATGGACAACACGCAGCCTTCTCTTCGGCAGAACGTAAATTAATAGAGGATATCTATCCTAATTCAAGTTTACAATACGCTGCTGCGGTGAAGTGTCCAGGGGTGAAAGAAAAGGACATGACTCCTAACAATATGAAGTTGTGTCGAGAGCATTTAGATGCTACCATTGAGAAGGTAAAGCCTAAGTTAGTTTATACTTGTGGAAATTTGGCAATGAAGATGCTTGTTAGGAAGAGTGGCATCACGAATAAACG